TGATTAACACAGCCGTTTGCTGCGCACCTGTTTTATCTTTTGCATCCGCCGCCGGAAGGTCGCCCTTAAAATTAATGTCGATGCCCTCGGGCAGGTCTTCGATTTCAATAATGATTTTTGCCATGTTCACACCTTCGCCACATCCAAATTCATCAGCTGATACTCCCCATCCTCGCCGCGCTGATACACCCGCACAAACGGCTTGCTGATATGCACTTGCAAACTGTCGGAGAGCGCATCCATCGCCCGTTGCCATTTTTCGTCGGTGATTTGCAGGCGGCGCAGTCCGAGTACGCGGGCGGTGCTGATGTTGCCTTCTTTGTCCACCTGGAAGGCCGCGTTAATCAGCGTTTTCAATTCCGTGCGGCTGCCTTCCGTCCATTCGTTGATACATTCATCAATCAAGGCTTTGGCGGCAATCAAACCTTCGTCAAATACCAACGTATCCTGCATGGCAAGGTTGACGCGGTATGCGCCGTCAAAGCTGTGCAGGCTGATATTGCCTTTCTTACCGCCGACATTTACGTCGTATCGGTCGGCACTTAACTGTACAAACGCCGCAATATCATCCATAGCCTCGCGTTTGAAGGCGATTAAGTTATCTTGTACCGCACGGGCTTTGGCAGCGATTTCCTGCACCAGCTCGTCGCGCAGCAGGTCAATTTCGCGGATATTGGCCAGCGGCACGAGATTGCCTTTGGCATCCTGTTTGTATTGGGTTTTATCAATGTTCATTTGTTTCCCTTTCATTTTGATTTTCGAAAATGCGTGGCCTTGGGGTATTTTTTAAAACCGACTTCAGGCATAAAATTTTCATCATCCTCAACTTCTACTGCCTCCACGTTCTTGACGACCGTTCCATCGGGCAGCAATACATCACAAATCCACCCGATACACGGGCATTCCTCGTTTAGATTTTTCCAATCATTCATTTCCTTTACCTTTCTGCCTCTCGGCATAAATCCTTTTACACTCATCCACCGACCGGTGGCGTAGCCCGTGTATCCAATCCCTGTCCATGCAAGGGGAGCTTTCCAGCAGGCTGAGTGTCTGTTTGAGTTTGGCGGCCTGCGCCTTGCCGTATTCGGTCGGACGATGCTTCTTTTCCAGCCTCGGCACCATCCTGATTTCGGGAGGAGGCAGGTGTTTGATAAGGTCGGCAGGATTTGGCCACTCTGACGAGGATGCCGCGATATCCCTAAAGGCTGCCTGTATCCTGATTTCATCCTGTTCCGGTTGCCACGATCGTCCGCTTAGTATGCCCAACCAAAGTTCGGCAACGGCCGTCAAATCCGCCGAAGCGGGGCGGCCTTTGAGATTTAGGGCGGCGAGCATCATGAAACCCTGTGCGATTGCTTTTTTCAGCCAGCTATTGTTTTCCTCCATTTGCCCACTCCATCAAGCCGCCCACCCCGCTCCTCAATTTGGTGCTTGCCACCTCTCTCGTGTGAGATGGTTGGGGAGAGGGCAAAACCGCCGTTCCCGCCGTCTTTTCAGGCGACCAAAACGTAATGTTTTCCAACAAATAACCGTGGCTGGTCAGTGGCGGTGTCAGTTTTCCCGCATCCCGTGCCTCAAGGCATCGCGTTGCCGCCCAAATCCAAGCCTCGCGCGGGGCCGGGTACGTTTTTCGGTTACGCACGATTTCGCCCTCCCGTATCATCGGCGCAATCTCACCGACAAGCTTTGAAACTCGGTTAAAACTTAAATCCTTTTCAGCGGGGCGAAACAGCGTCAGATACCGCAATACCGCCTTAAAAAGGTCGTCTGAAATGCCTGTCAAGGCAATCAGTGCTTCACGGGCATCGTCATGGGCGATTAATACATCCAAGCTCATCACCGCGCCGCAGGTAGGGCAGCGTACTTTCATTGACTTCGCTCCGTCCAAAACTGTTGTGCCCATGCCGCATCTGTTTGACGCGTATCCGTCGCTGTCCAGTATTTGTTATCTAAAATTTCAGGTGCTTTGGGATACTCGCTGCGGCGTTTGGTTTGTGATTCGTATCCGGCAAACGGTTCGTCCATCTTTTTAAATTGGGACAAGGTGTGCCTGAAGCCCTGACTTTGCCAACATTTGGCGCACACCTCAGAACGCACGCGTACACATTTTGTCGCATCAAAACGCCAGGCAAATGCTATTTCTGATTTGCTCTGTCCGCAGACCCTGCATTTTTTCAGCTTAGTGAGAGTTTTTTGGTTCACTTTCCGTCTCCTTTTAGGATGGCTTTTGCGCCGTATTTCGCCCTAATTTCGGCGATTGCCCGTTTCAGCGCTAGTTTGCGTATCCGTTTCGGGGGGCGTTTACGGTTCATACACCACCCCCTGCATCCGCTCCTCGTCACTCATGCGTTCATATATGCCTTCAAGCCGTGCCGACTCCGCATCTGCTTCCTTCTGCATGGCTTCCATCTTGGACGGCTCCGCCGCTTTGAGCGCAGGCTCGGGCGCGCAGGTATGCAGTGCCAACACCGCGACTACCCACCAGATGCCTGTCAGCAGCCCCACCGGAACCCACCGCCAAAACGCCGCGCCGCACCACGCTGGCAACGCGTGCCTTTTTAAAACTTGCATTTCGTATTTCCTTATAAATCAAACAGTTATTAAAATTAAAGGGTAAAAAATATATAGCCGTATCAAGGGCTTGTATTTTTCAAACCCAAATCGGACAAACGGTTTTCATCGGTACTGTCCCTTGTCGTATTCGTTTATCTGCACGGGCGGATGCTGCCGACAGGGTTCCGCCATCACCGCCTGTACCATAATGACGATGGAGAGCAATACAATGATGACAGCCGGTGCGATTTCGTTTCTTTTCATCTCACACCCCCCGTACTACATCGCCGTCAACCATCTCAAAACCAAGCTCCGCCGCCTGATTCATTGCCGCCGCCACCAAGTTGTTGACCGCCAGAGGATAGAGCAGGCTGTTGGTTTCCAATCCCTTGCTCGTGCGGCTTTTGACTGTCAGACGCTCGGCAATCGCATCAATCGCGCTCTGATCTAAAATCTTCGCCATATCCGCATTGACGCGGGCAAATTTGTGCTTGAGATAGCCTTCGAGCTTGCCGTCGGTCAGCGGCAAGAGCGTAACCACCTCGCAGCGTTGCACCACCTCGCGCACCGCAGGATTGTTTTCGCTGAGTTTTTGCGCCAACTCCGTTTGACCGATCAAGACAATCCCGAGCAGGCGTTCAAACCCGTTTTTCAGCTCGAAAAAGCGTTTCAGGTGTTTCAGGGTCGGCAACGGCAGGCCGTGCGCCTCTTCAATCAAGAGCAGGTGTTTGTTGCCTGCTTTTGCACTTTCCGACAAAGCGCGGTGGATTTGGCGAAAACGTGCTTCCGGGCTGCGTTTAGGGCTGGTTCCCGGCGACACCGCCTCCAAAATGGCCTCGGCAATATGTACCGCCTTAAGCGTTTTACCTTTTTGGTCGTTGTCCTCCATCGCCAAGACATAAGGCTCGATCAGGATGATTTGTCGGCCTTCGCGGTTGATGCGGTCTTGCAGGTCTTCTCGCAGTGTTGATTTACCCGCACCACTTTCGCCGACCACCGCCACAAAACCGCCGTGGCAGGCCGTCTGAAACATTGCCTCACGCACATAGCGCACATCCGGCGTCATATACACATCCTCCGCAGACTGGATTTCGTCGTTAAACGGGTCGCGGAATAAGCTAAAATGTTGTTTTGCCGCTTGGTTTAAAGTTGCTTTTCGTAGTAACATCTCATTGTCCTTGTCTTCGTAAGTTGCTTGGGCAGGTGCGGCTTCCGGTTCGTTTCTCAGGCACGCCGGGATTTCCGCACCATTCGTTTCAAAAAATTGTTTCAATTTCCTTCGCAGCTCGGCTGCGTTTTTTTTCGGCCATTGCCCGTGATTGACTACCGCCACCAACATCGGCTTACTGCATCCGATTTCAGCAGCGGCTACCGCATAGGATTTGCCGATTTTCTGAAAACTCTGTTTCATCGTGTTTTCCTTTTCGGTTGAAACCTAACCGGTTTTCAAAAGTTTCAGACGGCATCTTGTCCGGATACGTTCAAACGCCTCTTCCAGCCTGCCCTCGGTCACACCTTCCGGGTAGTGTTTGAGGATGACCGACACAGCCTGTTTCCAGTCGCCGCCGTCTGCCTCGACGCGGGGTTTTAAGCGTTTGGCGATTTCGACCTTGCTCAATACCTGCTCCGAGACCTCCATCCGGTTGTACGCCATCTGCTGTCCTTGTTTGGGCATAAAGAGCGTATTTCGCGCGGCAAGTGTATCTTCCTGATGTTTGTACGGGTCGATTTCGCCGCCGAATGGGACTGCCTTGCCTTTGCGTTTGGCGGCTGCCGTCTCCAGCGTTTCCGCACCCATCGCCAGCTTGTCCAGCTCTTTGCGGTGCTGCTGCGCGTCTGTATCGGCCGGGGCTTTGTATTCCGCCCCGATGACTGCCGCATCGGCCCTGAAGCCCATCTCGTCAAAAACTACTTCGGGTACGGATACCCAAACCTCGTTGCCCTCCGCGTCATAAGTGGCAACCCGCGCCCCGTTTGCCTCCCAAGGGTTCTTACCGACCAAAACCTTCTGACCGACCAAAATCCCCTTGATGCCTTTCACGCTATATACCCGTCCGCCGAAACGGATTTCCAAATCCGCCGAGACTTTTGCCTCTTTCGGCGCGCTGATGGCAAGCTCTCGGCAATATTCCGCAGGCGGCGGCAGGATGAGCTGCTCGGGTTTGATTTTGTTCCACGCCTGATAGCGGGTCATGCCGTGGCGGCTGTGTTTTTGCGTACCGTTGTAGTAACGCATCCAGCGTTCCGATAAAGCATTGAGCTGGTCGATGTCGTGTACTTCGGTAAAGCGCAATCCGCTCTCAAATGCCGTTTCCACAATATCGTTGGCTTTTTCCACTTGCCCTTTGGCACGCGGATTGCCCGGCTTGTTGATTTGCACATGCACATCCAAGGACTTGCACAAATTTTTAAACGCCGCCGAAGTATTCGCACTGCCCGGGTCAAGCATGACCATGCGCGGTACGCCGCGAAACGGGTCTTTTCCAATATCTTTTTTCGCCTGCATCATGTAGATGAAAAAATCACAGAGGTTCGCGCTGGTTTCGCCGCCGAAGTAATAACGCACCGAAATCGTGCCGGAGGCATGGTCTGTCCCCGTGTACCGCCAGACACGGTCGTTTTCGATTTTGACGACGTTTTTCGGCTTGTTTTTATAAAACTCCTCTTCCTTCATCATCCGCAGCCCCGTATCCTTGCCCTGACGCGGCAGGTAATACAAAACGCGCAAACTCGGGTCGATTTGCCAACAATGGTTCGGGTGTTCCGATTTCATGCGGCTGACGGGTTCGGGCTGCAAAAGCTGGTCGGGATGCAGCTTGTATTCCCGTAAAGCCCGGGTAATGGTGTTTTCAGAAAGGGGGATGACTTCCCCGGTTTCCCCATCAATCCGCGCCGCCTCGATTTTCCCGTTGGCGCGCAGCATTTCCACCGCCTGCCGCACCGACATCAACCGCTTGCCGTTGCGCCTCATCGCCTCCACCAAAACCGCCGAAATCAATTTGGCTTCTTCCGGTTTAAGCTCCGTCTTGCCCGCATCGCTGCGCCGTTTGCGCGTCGGCTTGACGCTAACCGCCTCCAGCTTGCGGTATAGCGTGGCAAGGCTGATGCCCAATTCCTGTGCCTGCTGCTTAAGATATGCAGAGCGTGCGCCACGTCCCATTGCTTCCGCCTGATTCTCGACTGCCTTAAGACGCTCAATCATTGCCGGATTCATCGCCTTCTCCCGTTTCACCGCCCAACCATTCCGGCACATTGTCTGTCGGTGCTTCAGTCGGCAGGGCATAGCTTTCGCGCAGTTGCTCGCAGTCCAAAATAATTTGATTGAGCGTGCCGACCATCTTTGCCTGATGGCTGATCCCGTGTGCCTCACTGTGCGCATTAAGTTGGTCGAACAAATCTTTCAGACGGCTCACTTGACTGCGGATACCGACCTCAAGGCTTGTTAACTGCATCGCCAACTCGCTGCCCACGTCTTCCGCCTTCGGCTCTCTTACAACGGTTTGCTTCTTAGCCAGCTTCTCGGCCAGCTCATCAACCTTCTTGTTCTTGTCGGCGATGACTTTGTCTTTCGCTTCCGCCGTTTCGCGGCTTTCGCGCAGGGCTGCCCTCAATTCGTTGCGGGTCATGCGGTCAATGTCGTCCAGCGTGTGGCCGTTGATGTCGCCTCCTTCCGCCAATTCGATGAGTGAGTCGTCATCTTCAACTAAGAGTTCGAGCAACTTGGATTTGCCTAAATCCATCAACTTTGGTTGGGCTGCTTTCATTTTTGGGTCAATGAAACGCAGCGTGGCGTTCATCAATCTAGTTACTTCTCTAGTGTGCAGGCCAAATTCTTGCTCCGCAATTTCACGAAACCTACCGTGCGGGGTATGTTCTTTAATAATGATGAGTGCACGCCCCAACTCAAACATTCCTTCCATCGTTTGGCGTACCGCAAAACGTCCGCGCTCAATCCAGATAGCCTCGTTATAAGTTTCACCGTTGGCAAATTTCGCCATTACATTCGCGCTGTGCAAAGCCAGTTCTGTTGCCGATGCATCAACCATATGCCCTAAAATTTCTGTTTCCATGTTTTTTCCTTTTCCGTCGTTTCAAAATGGACGCTGGCGTCCATTTTGACTTACCAGACATTGCTGGTGCGGTTGTGTATCTCTTTCAGCTTCGCCGTCAGCCTTTCCTGCTGCTGCCGGAAGCGTTCCGCAATTTGCAGCGTCCGCACACTGTAGGCATAGTTGCCGTTGTCCAGCCGTACCGCCAGCCCGGCCTCCACCAGGTCTTCCAAATCCCGGCTCACCTGCGTCGCCGTCAGCCCCAGGCCGTCTGAAAGCTCCTTATTGCTGATACCGACTATTGGATGTGCATCCATCGCCAAAAACACCCGCAACAGCCGCTGCGCCTTTTTACTCGTCGCCATCCGCATCCTCCTTATTTCAGTCCCAGCTTCTTGGCAATTTCGTGCCCCTTGCCGTAACTTGCTTTAGAGAAACCGTTTAATACACGGATTACTTCTTGCGGACGGTAACCATTTGCCCTTGCCCAACTGGAAAATGTTATGCCGTCATTTTTAAATTTTTCTTTCACTTGCGTTGGTGTTAATGCCATGTTTAAGCTCCTTAAATATGTTAAAATGGCAACTAAATAGTATCTTTATTTGCCATAATTTAATTTTAGCTACTAAAAAGTAGCTTAGCAAGGAGTTTTATATGACTTTAAAGTCTGATTTTGCTAATCGATTGAAAGAAGAAAGAAAAAATATTGGTTTTTCGTCTCAAGTCGAAGTTGCCGAAAAGTGCAACGTAGTGAAAGATGTATGGGGGCGGTATGAAAGAGGAACCAGCTCGCCAACTGCTGAAACCCTTCTTTTATTTATGGAACAGGGGGCGGATATACCTTACTTATTTACAGGCCGTCGCAGTGATGAGTTATACAGTCAGCCTTATTTATCTGATTCAGAAAAAGATTTGTTATTTCTATTTAGAAATATTGAAAATAAGAAAACAGTTATTGAATTACTTGAAAGTCTCGCTTACAAACAACTTCATGCACCGAACGAAAATCTTTTAACAGCTTTGCATCTTGATAGAACTCGGAGAGAAACTGTTAAAATTGAATCACAATATCCTGAAAGAATTTTCAACATAGTCGAAGTAGCAAAAAGATTCAAACCACGCATAGAAGAATTAGGAAAAGATTGGGGAACTGCAATGGCTTTATTAAAAGAAAAATATTCTGAAGGCATTAAGGAAAGCGAACTTGAAAAAGCATTTCAATCCATTTTAAATGCCGTCTGAAACCCTGACCGCCGAAGAACAAGAACTGCTTGCCCTGTTCCGTCAGCTTGGCAGCGACAGCCGCAAAGAGCTTGCTGACTACGCCGCCTTCAAGCTGGCGGTAGAGAAAAAAGCCCAAACTGCGCTTGGTAAAGTGAGCAACGGATAATGGGGAAACGCAGTGCGGTAGAAATGCTGCCCGATGATGTCCGCAGGCAGCTTGACCATGAAATTAGGAGTTGATTCTGTCTAATGAAGAAAAAAAGCCGTCTGAAACAATCAGACGGCCAAAAGGTTGAAGACACTCCGGCTTTCAAGAAGCTCCGGTGTTCAAAACCTCGTTGCAAAAATCAAAGCCCTTTTTTCAAAGATTCCAAGGCAATATCCAGCAGCCGTTTTTCCGCTCCCGGCTGCAACCGTCCGCTGGCATTGATAGGCAGATAAGGGCGGGCAGGAATTTTACTGCCGGGATGTTGCACTGAACGTGCAACGGCTGAATCACCGTTTTGGGTATAAAAGGCCAGCACTTTTTTATGGAGTGGACGAATTTCATGAGCTGCAGTCTGACCGCCTAAATGGTGAATCGCTGCATAAGGTTTATTACTGCCTATTCGGGCGAAGTCGATACCGACTTGGGTCGAAATACTGGCAGCAAGTTGGCCTGACAGTTGCAGCGTCTTGCCGCGACGGTTTCGTTTCGGATCTAAGGTTTCCGAAAGGGAACGAACAGAGTCCGGCCAACGGTCGCCGCCCCAGCTCTCGCTCTCGAAGTTTTTTTCTGTCAGCGATACCATTTCTGTGGCAATGGCGCGCATCATCGGACGGGTATTGGTGGCATTTTTTAAAAGTTCACTTAAGCCGTGTTCAAGCTGTGTTGTATCTAAACTAATTTCAATCATGCGGTCTCCCTGTTGCTGGTGTGTAGAATACTCGGCTCAAAGACCGTCGGCTTTTAAAGCAGGTTAAACTTTTAAAAACCACCCCGATATTCAGGTCATCGGCCAAGTGGTTCAAATCTCAAAAGACCTTAATTAACTTACAATAGGAAAAAATGATGACAGAAACGAATTACTCTTTTGAAGGGCTGGTAATTGAAAAAATTATTACCCATCGTATTTATCCGAAAAATGAAAATAGAGATCGTGTAGAACCTAAAATCAGTACGCAGTTGATTGATTTGCCTATTACGGCAAGAAGAACATTGGAAAACAGGCTGACCAAAGCTTTGGGTAATAAATCTCATGGTATTGAAATGTCTATTGCCAATACGGCTGAAAATAGTTTTTTTCAGATAGCAGCAGCCATACAACTCAAAGAGGAAGCAGAGTTTATTGAAGATTCCGCACAATTTGCTCACATGTTGACCGATGCACAACTGAATACGAATGCACCGGGTGGTATTTTGTTGGTATTAAAAGGTAGGGTTGGAGATACCGGCAAGCCGTTTTTATGTGTGATTAAGGCTGAGCCTCAAGATGGGTTCAGGACCAAAGAAGAGGATGACTTTATCACGATTGAATTCTTAGAGGAATTATTGCTGACCGATTCAGCAAGACTATTCAAAATAGGTTTTTTGGTAGCCGAAACAGTAAGGCCGCAGGAGCAAATACAATCTGGGAATTATCGGGCTTTTTTGTATGACCATCTGATGACACAAACGGAAACTAGGCCAGCAGCTTCCTATTTCTACCAAGTGTTCTTAGGCATGAGTATAGCTGCTTCTTCCCGTAAGCTGACACAGAATTTTTTTGAATGGACACGTAATTTTATCGATAACTCTGATTTGAGTGATGATGAAAAGTTAGATACACATGAAGCATTGCGTGTCACATTGAAAAGTGCAGCAGCAACCATCAGCGTTAACGATTTTGCTCAAAATTATTTACCTGAAGACAAGCAAAAAGCTTATACAGAATTTATGATAGCTAAGGATTTTCCTCAAAATGCTGTAAGTAAGGATATTGAATATATTAAAACTCGTTTACGCAAACGGAGGTCTTACGGATTTAGTAACGGTGTAGTTATCTTGACTCCTCCCGAGCATACTCAAGACTATATGGAAATTGCGCCAACGGAAGATGGGGAATATACTGTTGTCACAATTAAAGGACAGTTACAACAACAAAAATGAGTGATATTGATGATTTCAAAAGCTATTTAGAAAGCCACCAAGCGGCATTTGCCGCTTGGGGTAGATTTGTGGCTGAAGAAATTCAAAATCAATTATCCAATGTCATTTCTCCTGTTCCGGTTGCCAATTTTCTAAAAATTGAAGCAAAGCCTAGAGTCAAAGAGATTTCTTCAGCTCTGGCCAAGATTGGCCGAAAAAATTACACTTCACCTCAAACTCAAATGACTGACTTGGTCGGCGTACGTTTTGTGGTATTGCTTGCGGAACATATTCAAATAGTTTGTGAAATCATTGAATCCTCATCTCAGTGGAATGCTAAAGTTTCGAAAGATTTTGCGGATGAAATTCAGCAAAATCCCAAAGCATTTGACTATCAATCCAAACATTACGAGATTCGTCCTAAACAAGCATTCATTACACCCGAAAATGTCAGCATCCCTGCTGATTTGTGCTGTGAAGTTCAGGTGCGTTCTTTACTCCAACATGCTTATGCAGAGCTGGTTCATGACAATATATACAAGCCTGACGGCAATGTTCCAAAGAAAGCAGAGCGCGAAGTCGCGAAGAGCATGGCTTTGATGGAAACTACAGATGACTTATTTAGTCGTACTCTGGCAATTTTGAAAGAAGCAAATCAACCACAAGAAGAACTTCTTCCCCAATTATCACAGCTTTATCAAGAGGAAATAGGGCTTGTTCCTGAAGTTGATAAAAAAACCAATATGATTTTTCTAGAAACATTTCAATCCAGCATTGACCCTTCAAATATTCTTGCTAATATCCGGTCACTTTTGAATGAGAAGAAATATCTTGCTAATCGGATAAAAGAAAATGCTGAAGAAATGTATTTTTTCAGTCAGCCAGCAGCTTTGTTGGTTTATTGGCTGATTGAGAAAGTTGGTGCAGATGAAGTATGGAAAAAATGGCCTTTACCTGCATACAACAAAAACCTGAAATTCATTTGTACTGATTTGGATAAGCAACCATCCCATGAACTCTTTTAACCCCCTTTAAAAGCCCATTCAGACGGCCTTTCCTAAAATCCCTGTATTGATTTCAACCTCAATACAGGGATTTTTCCATGTCAAACAAATTCACCCAATTCATCGAACGCGTCCTCTCCCACGAGGGCGGTTACGTCAACCACCCTCAAGACCCCGGTGGCGAAACCAACTGGGGCATTACCAAGCGTACCGCACAGGCAAACGGCTACAACGGCTCCATGCGTGCCATGACCCGTGAACAGGCAATCGGCATTTACCGTAAAGCGTTTTGGGAGCGTTACCACGCCGACAAAATGCCTGAAGCGGTCGCTTTCCAATTCTTCGATGCCTGCGTCAACCACGGTTACGGCAATGCCGCCCGTATGCTCCAACGCGCCGCAGGCGTGCCGGACGATGGAATCATCGGCGAAATCAGCCTCAAAGCCATCAATTCCCTTCCCGAAAACGACCTTTTATTGCGGTTCAACGCCGAGCGTCTGGTCTTTTATACCAAGCTCGGTACGTTCACTTCTTTCGGCAAGGGCTGGGTACGCCGTGTGGCGCAAAACCTGATTCACGCGTCTGCAGATAACACTGATTAAAGGGAGACAAACCATGTCAAAAAAGTCACTCATCGCCCTAATGACCGCAGCCATGCAGCCCGATTTCAGCCACAGCGACCTAGGCATTCGCTACGCCATGCCGACTCAGGGATGTTGGACGCAAGCCCACCGCAAGAGCGGGGTAGCCGCCGCGAAACGCGCAGCCAAAAAAAA